ACCTGATCCGGGATATTCAGACCCATTCGATATGGTATACCACGATCACGAAGTTGGCATAACATAGCGGTAATAAGATGGTACGGGACGGGGACTTCCCTTCCAACGCTAGTTGGTAAGGACTTCCACAGACGTTTGAAGTAGCCATTTCTGGCTCTGCTAGATTTAGCAGTACACTTCTTCATCTGCTCATCCACCCACCTCTTACTACGTATGTTAAGACCAGACTCGAGGATATTCATGAATCCAACAAGTTGGATTCCTGTTATCTCCTTCCCATAGTGGAACCATCTCCTTGCAAACTCATATGTAGTATACGAAACATGAGTCTTCAAGGGCGATATGTCCACACCAAGGGATGACATGATATTCCGATATCTGTCTGCCACACCATCATGGTTAATGACCACGTCATCCCCTAACAGAATATAGAAATCTGATTGAGGATCAAGGCCTTCCTTAAAGGCGGCGTAATCAATGACCATGTGATGTGCGACAGCAAAGGTTGCCCAACTACTGTAAGCCCCCATGGGTTGACCCGCATTATATGTAACGGAATCACCCTCGGGAGTTACAAAAGGTGTGCCCACAAGTACTTCTTCCCATCCATCAGCATAAGGTCCACTGACCAGTTTCGCAATAAGCTCTTTTTGGAGCTTAAGCGGAAACCGATCTGTGGCTGCTGATAGATCGAGTGAGTGGTATCTGTGACCTATGCGTCTAGGAATGTAGGGATCCTGGGTAAAGGTCCGATCTTGCTTAAATGTCTCTAATAGCTCGAAAAGTCATAGATGTAATTTTCTAAGAATCGACTGTGACCAGTAGTCAAATATTGCGACTATCCGAGCTTTCGCTTCGGGGTCGGCAACAATACTTAATCTACGTGTCACGTCTTTCAATTCCTTCTCCTTAATTCTTGTGACATTGACGAAACCAGGTTTGTTAACTGGTTCTGTCTTGCCTAGAACTAAAGATGTGAATTTTAAGGCCGATTTCTCAGGAATTGCTTCCATGAGCTTTTCTAGGATGATAGGTACGAACATTGCCATCTTCGTCCATGCCGGAAGAAGTGACTTAGCTTTGTACATATCAGCCTGGGCTGTTAGCGTACTTGGGCCGAGAGGCCCTGACTTCACACTATTATGAAGATCATCTTGAGTCCATCTAATGGTACCTAAAGGCTTG